ATCTAAATTAGGTGCATTTGGCAAACTATTCTCTGCAGTATCAAGTGTAGTAAGTAAAATAGCATTCCCATTGATGGTCATTATGTCCATTTGGGATACCATCAAAGGTGCGCTTGCTGGATGGGAAGAGGGTGGTTTAGTTGGTGCAATTGGTGGAGCAATCAAAGGACTATTCAATGGATTAGTATTTGGTGTGCTTGATATGATCAAAGGTGCTATCTCTTGGATTGCTGGCGCATTAGGATTTACAGCAGTTGAAGAATTTTTAGATTCATTCTCGTTTGAAGATATGTTCTCATCATTTGTTGACGCTGTTTTGTTTATTCCCAAAAAGATTCAAGAATTTATTATGAGTCCAATTGAAACAATGACAAAATTAGGTGAGTCTATGATGTCGTTATGGGAACCTATTAAAAATATTATGGGGACTCTTGTTGATGCATTCTTGTTTATACCTAAACAATTATTTGCATTAATTACTGATTATATTGTAACTCCACTAACAGAAGTATTTAAACCAGTCACAGACTTCTTCAAAGGTATAGCAGAACAAGTTATGGGATTCTTTGAAGACTTTGGAATACCAGAAATGGGATTCTCTATTCTTGGTAAGAAGTTTTCTATTGGTCCATACTATCCATTTAGACCAAGTGAAGGAACTAAAAGAGTTAGCGGTAATGAAAGTATATCACAAAGTTCTGATGCTACTGGTGAAAGTTCTACATTTTCCAAGAGTACTGTAGCATCTGGAAAGGATGGAAAACTTAACCCAGATGGTAGCGTGAGTTATGGAAACGACACAACTGCTGTTCTTACTACTGGTGAAAAGGTTGGTAAGGATGGCAAGGCAGTTATAAAAGAAGACTTTGCTACTTTCGATCCAAAAACTGGTAAAGCGATGCTTGCTGGCGATGCAGCTGGACCAGATGGTCAACGAGAAATTAGTACTCGTGCCTTTGGACAAATTAAATCAAATGCAAGAGCAGGTGGTGATAATGATAAAATTGCTGAGATTGTCAAAGAGGATGACGCATACCAAAAATTAAGTTTCTGGGACAAACGAAAAGTTGATGTGGGTTATGCTAAAGCAAGTGATCTACTAGCTGCTTCTTCTCCAGCAGATACTCCAACAGCTGAAAGAGTATCAAAACAATCTTCTGACAACTCAGTAGCTAAGATGCCAACACAGACTCCTCCATCTAATAATAGCGTCGTCAATGCTCCAGTTAATAACACAAGTACTAATAATAATGTTATTAAAGCACCTATTAGAAATAGAGAGTCTACGCAAGGGAAGTATCTGGAAAATAGATACGCATAAAAAAAGGGATCGTAAAGATCCCTTTTTAATTAGCAAGTAAGATTAATCTTCTTTAGCAATCTTCTGGAAGTAACTCATAACATCATCATCTTCGTCTTCCATTCCCTTTGGAGCAGGAGCAGGTTTAGAAGCAATCTTTGGTGCTTGAGCAACTGGACGATCTTCCTCAGCGATCTCTGCAGCAGACTTGCTGGCAAACGAATCACCTGACAAAACATCATTCAGCTTTTTCTTCAACTCATCATAAGATTTGAAGTTCTTGCGATCAACAAACTCAGCCAACTTAATCTGAGAGTTAACAATCTTCAGCAAGGTTTCTTCATTATCAGAAACAGTTACTGGATCACTAAAACTAGACTCATCATAATTAGCGTAGCCATCTTTCTTGCGCATACGCAACTTAAAGTTAGCACCTTCCCAAAGATCAAAGACATTAACTGGCTTTTCATCTTCGAAAGTAGGACGAGCCTTGTCCATGATCTTATCAAAAATCTTCTTACCAAATTTCCACAAGAAGACTTTACCTTCATTTTCTGGATGCTTTGGATCAGAAACGATAAGAACATTGGCAATGAAACCCAGCTTGCGCTTTTGCTTACGAGCAATTTCTTTGTTGGCATCAGAACCAGAGTTCCAGAGTTGAGTGTTCAACTCACCAACAGGGTCATTCTCACCAAGAGTTGTCAGTGAGTTTTCGATGTACCACTTTCCAGTTGGACCTTGGAAGCCATGAGAAAAGATTCGAACCCATGGGAGTTCATCACCTTCTACACGAGGTAGGAATCGGAGTGTTGCTGTACCATTACCAGCCTTGTCACCTTCGAGACGCCAGAAGCGATCGTCAGTATAAGACTTTTTTTCGGTTTGGGGATTGGCGATCTTGTCGAATTCTCCAGAGATTTTAGAGAAGTCAGTCGAACGCATTTTGCGGAGTGCTTGAATATCCATCGTATTTTCCTTTGTATAAAAATGTATTACTTTGTATTAGTATCGTGTTGTATAGAAATCTCATCATTTATTTCAATGTCGTCATCAAAGTCTTCATTGTTTAAATCATAATCTTCTTCAACCCAACTATTTAGCGTTCTCATACCACCAGTTTTTTTATTGTTGGCATGTCTGGCAGTTTTACCTGTACGCTTACCAGAACCCTCATCATCAAAAGATTTTGATGATTTATAATATGTCTTGCCCATGATTACTCTGCAACTTCTTCCAAGAAATGTTCAAAGATTTTCTTAATCTTAATTATATCGTATTTAACGAACCCAGTCAACTTTATAATTCTTCTTAAATCATCATCCCATATATACCTCACTGAAGTGTTTAGTTTCCACTTTTCAATAATTGGATAGAGATCGTCAATAATTCTAAGAGTTTCAATTTTAATCTTACCACCAACGAACAGTTTTAATGCAACAGGGTATTCGCTATCTGTAAAATTAAACAATGCTGTATGTGTTAGTTTATTTATCTCAATATGGGTTAATAGGGTTGCTAAATCGTCTACAAAAATCTTGGATATACTTTGTTTTCTTCGTAACCATTCAGTATAAACTTCATCTGCTTCTGCGCCAGCATAAATTGCAGTGTCATTTCCATATGCAAAGTTAGCAACAAAAAACTGAATGATGTCTTTATCATCGTCATGCTTTCTCGCTAACTTCTCAAATATATATCTGTCATTCCTAGCATTAAATGCTTCACGAGTGCCTTTAACATTTCCTCTGTTTTCAAACACATTGAATTTATCAGTTGTGAAGTGTAACTTAATTGCTAGGTAATAACGGTATGCTTTAAATCCATCCATTACACATCCAGTTGTGCCTGTTTTGGTAGGTAATTCAACTCACGAAAGTTCATCTCAATCTTATCCTTCAATGACTTGCTAATTAGTTTGGCAACATCATCAGGTTCAAGATAGTTCTCTTTACAATACTCTAGGACTGCGTCCATGTAACTCAGTTTAGTTTCACGAACCATTTGTTCAATATGCAAAGAAAATTCATTGGCTGTCTTAAACATACTGTTCTCGTTTAATGTAGTATTCTAGATTTCGTAATTCTTGATTGATCTTGGAGTATTCATCGAATTTAGATCGATATAATTTCCAAATAGGAGTATCGGTCTTTTCTGAATCCATCTTTCGATCAAACTTCTCCAAATACTTAGAAAAGAATTTATCTAATTTCATTTTTTGCAAAAGTAACTCTTGCTTTTTGTTCACTAACTCATTCATATTATACTCTCTTTATTTTTGCAAGACAAACTTTTTAAGCAACTCATTAGCCTCAGTGAAGTCGCCCTTATCCAAATACTTCTCAATAAGATCTTCAGCCCAGATATGAGTCTTTGTTTCTTCACCAGCATTGTAAAGACCAGTGAGAGAAATTGGGTTCAAATATACAAATGATGCACCATCCATATTTGGATTAACTGTATATGTGTATGTAATATTGTTATATTGCTTTTTAGGTTCCATGATTATCTCCTCATTGTTGCGATATCTTTTGCTTGATCATCACTAAAAATCGGTATGGCATTTGATTTATGCATAGTACCAATTCCAATAATTTTAGTTCCAGTATATACTTGTTGCGTTGGCTTAGTACACGCACCACCAGTAAATGGAAGACTCGGAATCTTAGGTGTCTCACGACATGCAGGTTTTCCAAGTGAGTATACATCACTGAGGGATTGCTTTGGTGTCACAACCTTCTTTGTGGGATACTTCTTTAGCATCTTTTCCCAAGATGCTTGCAACTCTCTCTGCTTTGCAGAGGTTTTCTTCTTTTTAGCAGAAGATGATTTTACATAGATGAACATAGTTCTATTATACCCTAATAAATGTTGCATGTCAAGCAGCGTAGTTTTTCCAACGATTTAAGTCGCCAGATAGTCTACTTTTAATCTTGTGGCACACCACACACAATTCTTGTATATTTGATAGCCGATTATCGGTGTGATCTCCATTCTTATGATCAATTTCAGTTATGTGCATACCTTTGGGAAGAAGTTTATGGTTCACAGCACATTTAAAACCTAGTCTACTATCTTT